CACCCCCCCCGCCAATACGTCGTTCCGACTTATACTCGGACGAACATCACTCAGCGGAACTAAAACCAGATCACCACCCGATCCTGAACGCTTCCCCACTCTCGACATGCCAAAATCCATACGTATACCACCCTTAACTGTCAAGAAATTTCCGCAAACAACCGAAACAAGGGATTCCTTACCCGATTTATATATGCCCCCCTCTCCCTCGTAGGGATCGTGTTACCGGACAATGGAAAAAAGACTCCCAGATTGTCGCCCTGGGACACCATGCCCCTATTCCCCATGCCAGCGCTGTTGTTTTGATCTGGTTTGACGATGGTTTGACGATGGTTTGACGATGGTTTGACGATGGTTTTTGGCACAACCATGATCAACCACAGCCTGCGGCAGCGAAATAGGGGCAGTGACTGCCCCCGCCAATTCCCCCATTCGGGCCGCCTGGCAGGGAAGGTCGGCGATTCGCGCCAGCGTTCGACTCCTGGGGCCGGACCAGTGGAGAAAGTGCCCCCAAGAGGCCCTAATCGCGTCGTCTTTCGGTGGCACTGCGGACCTGCACTCTATCGGAATAGACTCATGTCGGTTCGAGCTGATCACGTAAATATATTATTGATCGCGCGTGGATGACGGATGGGTGTTGCAAATGAATCACTTGGTGCAGTTTCGCGCACAATTTTAGTGCATAGACAATGAACGTACATCAACGTACGAAGATCGGCGGATGGTGGCACAAACAGAGAGAAATCATCCATCTACATGAAGTCGTCCTCGCGAATCGAATTTTAATATATTATATTATTGTCTTTCTTATACTTACACGATGTTTGGTTTTCTTATTTTGTGGTCTCTGAGTTCAAGAAGGTGGATGATTTTCGTGTGTGTGGTGGGGGGTCTGGCGATCTTACTACCTTCACATACCAACATTCTCCAGGGTATTTTCGTATTGTGGTTAGGAGGGATTCGAAATGGAAACCACACGTGAGGAATTAGAGTTTAGGCATTTGCGGGAGTTCACAGAGATCAGGGCGCGGCAGAAAGCGGAACTTGTAGCTTGGGATACGGCGCATGGGTTATCGTCGGCGCCAGATCATCAGACAGTTCAGTTTCGAGCGGAGTCGTTTTTGCGGGTGTATTTGGCCGATGGTGGGCGGTCTTTCCGGGAGATAGTGGGGGCTGGCGCGAAGGTGGGGTTGCGTTTGGAGCCATTACGTAAAGCCAAGGCGTTATTGGGGATAGAGTCCTACAAGGTGAGTTGGCATTGGTATTGGCGTTTTCGGGTAGCTGTCCAGAATCATACAGATTTAGGTTGAGTAGCGAAAACCGCAAGATTTCCCTTGACATTTCCAGAAGCATTTCCGATTATATAGATGTAACCGTTGGCAATGGGGTCGGCGGGGAAAAGGAGGATGTAATGATTGTCACAGGAGAAATGACCAAGAATGCGGACGGTACGCGGGAATGGGTGTCATTTTACGCCATTCCGAAACACTTTGACGACGCTCACGGCTGCCAGTTGGGATGGTACGCTGCGGAGACGGATGAGGGCGAAACTGGGAACGCCTGGGCGTGGTCTGGGCCTCATGCCAATGAGTCAGCGGCAATCGAAGCGATCGGGGCGGAGAGTGACCAATGACGGCGCCAACGTGGGGGGGGCGTGCCGAGGGGATAGGTTCAATATGAATCTAAGCGAGAAGTACAGACCGGCCAGTCTATCGGAAGTAATCGGGCAAGAGAAGTCGGTTGCAGTAATTGAGCGAATGCGGTCGAATCTTGGAGGCCGGGCGTTTTGGATCACGGGCAAGAGCGGTGTTGGCAAGACCACACTGGCGCGAATCATTGCGAGTCATGTAGCCGATCAATGGAATACCAGGGAGATAGTCGGTCGGCAGTTGACGGTTGGCAGTCTCCGGGAATTACAGGATCATTGGGCTTACGTAGCTATGGGGGAGAAACCTGGCTATGCGTTGATTGTAAACGAAGCGCATGGGCTTAGCAAGCCGATTGTCGAGATTCTTCTGGACGTTTTAGAGGGGCTTCGGAGCAACACGGTGGTCATTTTCACGACCACGCACGAAGGGAATGATTTGTTCGAGGAGACAAAAATGGATGCTGGGCCATTTGCGAGTCGGTGCGTGTGTCTGAGTCTTGGGAGTCAAGGTGTGACTCCGAAGTTTGCAAAGCGGTTAAAAACCATTGCGGAACTGGAGGGTTTGGACGGTAGGCCAGAGAGTGAATACATCAAGCTTGTCAACCGTTGCAGTCAGAATTTTCGGGAGTGTTTAGGTCGGATCGAAATGGGCGAAATGTTAAGCGAGTAGGCCGAAAGGGAGAAGCGGACATGGGACGGCATGTTACGGACGAACAAAGGGCAGTGGCGCAAGAGAAACGCCAGAGAATGCGCGAATTAGCAAAACGCATCAGTGGCATGACACCAGAACAACAAGCTCAAGCGATTGGCAGTACCAGTATCACCACGATTGCGGGGCATGCATTGTCGGTCCACAATCAACTAATGGTCATGTACCAGGGGTGCAAGGCGTCGGTGGTCGGTGGTTTCGACCAGTGGCGCAAGGCTGACAGAATTGTACGCAAGGGTGAGCATGGGTACGGCATTTGGGTGCCGATTGGCGCACCGAAATTGGAAGAAGGGAAACCCCAAACCACTGATGCGGGGGATCTTCACTTTGCTTTGGCGTCAATTTTTGGGATTGACCAGACGGAAGGGGTGACGGCGGAGTCCAGGTCGGCATTCAAAGCGGAGAAAGCCAAGTCCAAACCAGTTGCAAAGTCTGTCGATCTTTTCAATCAGGAACAAGTGGCAGCCTAGTCAACCGAGAGGAGAAACGAATGAGCAAGGAGAAGCACACACCGGGGCCTTGGACCGCTTTTAACGACGGGACGGGAGGGTTTCCATGCGTTCTTTCAGACTCAGAAAATGTCAGTTTTTACATTGCCCAGTGCGCCAGGTTTGCGGACGCTCGTCTGTTGGCGGCTGCGCCGGAATTGCTGGAGGCGTGCCGGGCGGCGGAGGCGCATTATGCCATGATCTGTGAGGTGATCTGTGCCAATAATCCGCCGCCGGGCGGCAATCCGTTACTCGCACAGCTTCGCGCCGCGATTGCGAAGGTGCAGCCATGACCGGGCCAGCATGGTCGGAGAAGTGCCGTGCGTTTCGGCTGGGATTGCCGCGGATGCGTCCTGACTGGCTCATCAGCCAGGAGATCTGCGCCGCTATGGTCGGGGTGACAGCGGCAACATGGGCGGCATGGGAGTCGGGGAAACGTCAGCCACATCGGGCGATGCGGGAGTCGGTTGCGCGTCGGATGCAACAGATCGAACAACAGAACGGAGAGACGAAATGAGATTTACGCGGTGGTTGAAGACGGGGGTTGTGGCGATCGGTCTGTTGTGCTGGGGCTGGGTTGCCTGGCAGGTGATGCGGTTCATTTTCTGAGAGATCGCGGAAGAACTACGAGGGGGCCGTCCGGGTTTTGGGCGGCCTTTTCGTTTGTGGACCATGTTCGCCGCGTGGCGAATATGGTCTAAATGGCGGCAGTCGTGGGGGTTAGCGTTCTTCTTATTGAGCGTTGGGGAGTTTCCAGACCCAGATTGCAGCGACCTTGCATGATTCAACACCAAGCATGGTTTTCGCGGCTTTGACACTGCCAATTCCGTAGCCCTCCCGGGCTGCTTTGGCATAGACCTCATTGGCCGGTATCTGGCCATCACTCAACAGGGAGTGCAGCCATTCGGCGGTTCGGTCGGCGGCGGGCTTGCGTTCTCCCCGTTGCTGTGGCTGGTTGGCCAGGTCTTCGGCAGTCCGGTCATCGACACCGCACCAGCGGAATCCATCATCGAGAGTGTAGAGCAGGGACTTGGCCTCGCGGGCGAAATTGGTGGCCGTGTGGGCGAGAATGCGGCGGTTGGGGTCGTCGGGGTCCCGCCATGCCAGGAGTATCGACCGGGCGTAGCCGAAAATGTCCACGCCGCCCAGGCCGTGGGCTGTCGCGGATCCACCCATTTTCCGCAAATGTCTCACCAGGAGCACGGCGCACCGCTGGCGTTCGGCAATAGCTCCGAGTCCTGCCAAGACCGGCCGCGTCTCGTTGGCCCTGTGCATATCGACGCCAGCTCCAAAGTATGCTTGAATGGGGTCGATGATGACCAGTTTGGCGTCAAATTTGATGATCGCTTGTTCGATGGTGTCTACGTCCTGCAACGTGACCATGCGCTCGGAGTCGACAGCGCCGTTACGCCATTGGACACCGGTGAGCGCGAATATCCGGGTGCAATCGGCTCCGGCATGATCCAGCCGGGGGCGCAACACGGTTGCCAGCGGGTCCTCGGAGTTCATCAGGATCACGTTGGCGGGTCCATAGGGTGCGCCGGGCTTGCCGTCGCCATCCGGGAACCCCCAGCCGCGGGAGACAATCGCCGCGAGCTGCAAGGTGATGGTGGATTTTCCTACTTTGGGATCCCCTTCGAGAATGGAGACGCTTCCCAGCGGTATCCACGGTTTCCACATCCAGTCGATGGCTTCAGGCTGAATCGTGTCCATCATCTGCGTTACTCCCTCATTGCGCTGTCGTCCAGGCTCAGCACGACAGGCGATAGTATCCAGGCGGTTCCGCGCTTGGCCGATCATTTCGGCGATGTTGCCAGGGTGATTCCGGCAGACTTCGGCCAGATCAGTGGCGTGTTCTATTAATTGCCGCAACAGGGCGTTGTCTTTGATAATCCTCGCGTGTGCGGGTGCGCTGGCTGCCGTGCAGACCGAAGCGGCGATGTCGATCAGCGCGTTCGGCCCGCCGCACTTCTGCAAGTCTCCAGTTTTCTCCAGTTCACTGGCGACCGTGGCGATGTCGATCGGCGCCGATCGTTCGGCCAGCCGGTACATGGCAGAGTAGATTTTCTGATGAGCGGGGCGGTAGAAATCTGTTGGTTCGAGGATCCCCATCACGACAGGAGCGGCGCCGGCTGCCAGCATCATGGCCCCCAGGACAGCGACTTCCACATCGAGTGCCTGCGGTGGATTGCGAATATCGCCGTCTGGTGGTTCTGCCACTCCGACCCTCGCAAAATCCCGCCCCCAGCCCTGGCGTGCATGGGGGTTGGTGAGACCGCCGCACGGCCAGGACAGGGTTTGGGATCAATATCTGTAGAGCATCACGGTCTCACCGGCCGCAGCTTATCCCGGCATTCTGATCGTGTCAAGGCGTGATTTCGCCGAAGCTCTTGGTGTAGAGCCGTCGTTTTCTACGGGCCGACAGCCCACGGATGGTTTTCTGGAGTTCGGCGGTGTTCCGATAGGCCAGGTGACGTGCAAGGTGCAGCGCCACAATGATTTCTTCGGGATTGACCAGGTCTGCGTCGGGCAGCATCACCCGTCCTTCAGGCATGGCGACCACCCAGCGCCATATCGTTTCCAGCCGGGTGCACGTCAGACCGGGAAATGTACGGCGCAATTCCTTGCTCAGTTGGCTTGAGACGGACATCTTAGATACCCCCTGTCCAGATTATGGCTCAATGCGAGATTGTGCCACCACGGGCTTACCGCCGGCTATGATTTTCCGCCCTTCGTGGGCAGCGCAACTCACGTCGTGACTCGTTCCGAAACATGCGGCGTCAGCCATGATGCCACCCCATCCGCCTGGCAGCGGGCATGGCATCATGTTGAGCGCGTCCATGACCATCGCCACTGCCACGCGGCGCTTCAACCGCCCGGATTTCTCATAGATTCCACATCCCGATTCGGCCATTGTCAGTCCTCCTGGTTTGCTCATTTCGCAATGGTAATTCTCTGCCCTGGCAGCTTGTCCACGCCGCCCAATGCCCGGACCTGGACAAGCCAGTCGAGGAACGAACCGCCGAATTTCGCCAGGATGACCGAGTCGACCATGTCATGGATTTCGCTTTGGCGGGGTGTTCGCGACCCCGGTGTCGTATGGGGGCGATGCGATTTGCCCATGGTGCCCTGGATAGGGTTCCAGGAATACCCAGCCGATCCGTCGGCGCTTTGGGTCCATTCGATCTTCGTTTTTGGCACAGCGTTCTCTCCTTCATGGCCTGCCGCCCCAGTTGACGAGCTCATCCAGCCTTGTGCCGTAGGTGACGCCACCGGTGATCACGCCCTTCTTCATAGTCAGGATAATTACGCCATCGATACCGAGCGGCTCCCACTTCTGCTGAAAAACTTGGGCAACCCGGATGTCGGGGTCTTTTGCGACGTAGCTCACTGTGGGGGCTCCTTCGTCGTTCTCTTGTGCGGGTCGGCTATTTCGTAATGCCCATCTGTGTGATCAGCCCAGATACGGCCACATCCCTTACAGACGTGTTCGTGGACTTTGCACGTACAGACGACCGTCAGCGTGAAATGTCCGCATGGATTCGGCTTTTTGTTCGGGTCGCCGATCTTGCCGGGGAATGGCCCACCAATGACTGTCAGCACCTTCCCGCCCTTCACAATCGTTTTCGGCGCATTCATTTCACATCTCCATCCTTTCCTGCCGCAGGCAGTGCGGCGACAGCCGGGTACGGCGATTTCAGGGCGGTCCCCCGCCTTGACTTCGGCTTTCTAATGTTCCAGCACGCAGGGCAAAAATCACGCTTGCTCAGAGAGTGCCAGCGGAAGTCCTCGCGCAATATGTTGCGCAAGGCGATTCCGTTCTCGTCAAGCCTGGGGGAATGAATTTCACATCCGTCACAGCGAACGATTTTCAGGATCATTCTTCCCCCAGTTCCACGTTGATCTCTTCAGGGCTTGCCGCCCCAACGGCGATTTCAGGGCTGCCCCACTGCTGATGTTATCTGACGAAAAATCTCACCTGCCGCCCACTCCCCGGCCTTCCTGGGATCGCCGGTCATCATCAGTTTGCGGTAGTAATTCGGCAGGCAGCGCCCGAGAAAATCATCGAATGACGTGAATGAGTTCATACGCCCCCCGCGGCCTGAATCTCGACCTCGATTGATCCCTTGGGTGGATTGATGGGTCCGCGTAGAATTGTCAGTTGATCAATCTGCGAGTCGTCGGGGTACACGCTGGCTTTCTGCAATGCATCTAACAAACTTTTAGCAATGTTATCCAGGTCCCGCTTTCGCCTGTCAGGGGGGTGGGCTGTGATCCAGAGACAAATTCTGTCGTGTAGTCCAAAGAGGTTCTGCCAGTGTTCAATCAGGCTCAGACTTACCACAGTATCGCGGTACGCTTGTCCTTCTTGCGATATGTGATGACGGCCTCGGTTAGATCGCCAATAGTGATTGACGCTGGGCGGCCAGGGGAGATGGATTCTCATCGCTTCTCCTCCAGCAGCGGCAATGACTTGAACCCTGCCGCCTCGATCTGTTTGTAAAACGTGACCCCGCTGGACATGGCGACATAGGGCAGAAATACCTCGACCGTTGTCACCATCCCGGTTTCAATGAATGCGATCTGTGCCTGCAACCATCGAAAGACCAGCCGCCAGGCAATTCTCTCTGCCTGGAGACGGTCATGGATTTTGTTCTTTTCACGCAAATTAGGTGAATGCCGTTTCTGCAACAAAGTGAAAATCGGCTCCGATTGAACCGGCAAGCAGAATGGCACCTCTCCCCGTGGAGTCTGCATCGTAAACTGCATGGCGATGATTTTCCCGCCCGACTGCTCGGTCATGATTTTGCCCGCGCCCGCCCGCATCAGCAACGCATGAATCTCACCCACTGTTTTCGACGGATCGATCGACGTGGTTTCGAGGTAGAGACCGTTCTTCTTACTGGACATCACGGCCTTCGTTCTTCCGTTCGGCGACCGCCGCGTCGTGGGCGGCAAGGACATGGTTCAACCCAATCCACGCAGACACGTACGGATGAGCGTCTAACCATTCGCCTGCCCATTCCATCATAGCCCGCGCCGTGGCGACTCGGGAGGCGGCCAGCGCAGTAACAATGGCAGGTGTATCATCTTTAGATCGACTGAGGCACAAACCCCTCCTGCGTTCGTCATCTGTCGGCGTCGGGTCCATTCCCGGAATGATCCGGGAATCGGGAGTGTCAGTCATGGGACATCCAATCTGTTCTTCAGGCCAGCGGTTCCACCGTTGGATTCGGTGACCGGATTGACGAGCGCATCCTCCACCGATACTTCGCCGAAATCCGCAAATGAGAGTTCGCCCTCATCCGATTTCTCTTCGAGTGCTTGCGCCGTGGCGACCTCGGTAGACATGGGCAGGTAGGTTTCAATTTCGTGAATGGCCGTCTTGCAACACATTTTCGGGAAATGCTCAACCCACGGCCCGCTATCCGCCGTCTGCGATTTGCGCCGATGCTCATTGATCTGCTTGCGGGTGATGACGCGAAAGACGGGGCGCGTCGCACCCTTCAGGTGGGCAATGGCATAGGCGGCCACAATATCAGAGTCTTTGCGATTCTCGGAATCGGGATTCGGGACATGACGCAAAAATGCTGACGACCCGTATTCGTACTCGAATCGGTCATCGCGGTAGATTACTTCGGCGTGGATGAATTCAAACATCTCAGATCGGAAGTTCAGGGCGATCTTCCCCTTGTATCCAAGTTGGAAATTGGCCTCCAACTTATTCTCATTGTGTTTGTTCTTGCGAGGAATCATGTATGCGTGCCCCAGTAGTCCAGGTTCCAATCCCAGTTGCGAGAAAGCGAGAGCACAAAGGATGATCGACTGAGGGGTGCAATCGGCAAGTTTTGGATTGCGAGAAAATTCCCCGACCACCAGTTTGACGATCCGCTCAGCGGTCATGTGCTTCGTGGCGACACTCTTAATTGCAGAGAGTACGCGGTCATTCGTCAGGGCGGCAATTGCCCTGTGTTTTGCCGTAGTAGCGACGGCGGTTGTCTCAGCCATTGGATTCATCCTCGTTCAGTTTCACGGTGAACCGGCGCAACGGCGCCGATACTTCAGTGTGCGCCTCGACGACCTCTGCGGGCGCGTTCAATGCATCGGCCACAGCTTTCCAATTCGTCCTTCTGCGACCGCTGACAGACCCCCACAGGACCCGGCCGCCAATCCAGTCCAGGCCCTTGTCAGTGCCGATCAGTTCTTTGACCCGGTTCTCGATCGCATCATAGGCTTCCTCGACTCCCGAATACCGAATTCTCAGTTCGCGGAATTCATCCAAGAGGGCGGCCTCCCGTGCTGTGGCCTGTCGAACAAATTGCCCCGCAGCCGGGTACAGATGCTTCAGCAGCCGGTCACTCGCCGGTGTCGAATCCAATGGCGGCGGAACACGGGCAATTACATGGTCCTCCCAAAAGGCCGAGAGCCGACGGAGTATTTCATGCTCCAGCGCCAGGTCGCGCTCGATCCGATATTCGCGCTCAGCCTGGCCGCCAACCAGCGCATCAAGAAACCAAACGCTCCGCTCTGGATTACAGGCATTCTCATGGATGCACTGAACCAGATACCGGTCTGGCATATTATCTTCCGGCCAGTGGCGAATGGCGTAGCCACCCACTGTTTTCAATTGCAACCCCGCAGCAGGAGCGCCGTTGATCGGATCAAGGAACCGGTCCGGCGTGCAGAAAATGAATTTCAACTGGGGATGCCACACCATGTGATATTCAGGGGGCGTGACCAGCCGGTATTCCGGGTGACGATCCATGAACGCATCGGCCACGAACGGTTCCAACTTCCGGCCCCACTTCATGGCTTCCGTTTCGACAACTTCCGAGCCGATCCCGATCTTGTCATTGTAGACGGCGACCGGCCCCATATAGGGATTTAGACCGAGAACCGCCGCAGCGTCACTTGCCCCGATCCCTTTGCGGCGCTCCACCAGCCATTCCTCACGCGTCATGGTGTGCCGCCTCTCTGTCCGCTTCTTGCCCCTCATCCGACATGCCGGGATCCGGCGGATCGGGGAATCCGTCCCCCTCATGCACGACCTGGTTCTCCGCCGCGATCAACGGAAACCCATATCTCAAATGTTCCCCATCGTGGATTCGCCGGGCCAAGTCCCCTTGGCCGCAAGCCAGAAGCCACTCCGAGATTCTTAGACGCTCCTCCTCCCGGCCATTCTGGAGATAGCTGTCACACAATGAATCGACTCGTTCCCCCCACGTTTTTTCTGTTGACTGATCTGTTCCCATGAGTATCTTCCTTTCGGTTGTTCTTGCGTTGTGGCCCCGGTCACTGAGTGCTGGCCGGGGCTTCGTTTCTTTCGATATCCCTTATCCGTATGGACTCGTGGGTTCTCGAAAATTTTGTCCAGCAACGTCAGCGAAACCTCACGTCGAAACAATTGCGTCTTTCCCAGCGTAGGATGTCTGAGGCATGTAGAAACGGTCATGCGTGTCCAGTAGACGTTCACCTGAACACTGCCCTTGCTGAAAATCAATAATCTGATCTCTGGCTGTTCTTGTTCGAGAACGTAACCGTGACGTTTAGCAACACGACAGATCGCAAGCGCCTGTTTAGTCATTTGCCCTCCGAACTGGCAGAAGCCTCGGCGAGTAACACGTCAGGGCTTCGTTCATTCTTTCACCGCACTGGCGGCTTTATTGTCCAGCGCCTCAATCGCGTCCTTCAGATCATCCTGCAAGGTCGCAACCATCTTTATGAGGGAATCGTTGTCCGACTTCAATTCGGCGACCTCGGATTCCAACTCTCGGATTCGATCGGCGAGTTCGGAAGCACCCGCCGAAATGGCATTGACTGTCTGATCGTATGCGTCTCTCATCACATTCCTCCAATTCTGAGCAAGCCCGGAAACCCCGCCACCATCCAGCGGATCAGGTGGTAGAGGATGAACCCGCCGAACAACGCCGCGATCGCACGGGGCAGATAAATCGCCACCACTTGCCGAACATGTGACCGGTTCAGCCGCTCGCAACTCTGGCAGTGACAGATCGTATGATTATGCGCGAGTCTGAGCGTGGTCATACGTTTATTCCTTGTGGTTCCAACGCCATGTCGCCATCCGCCGTCCGGCGGCAGAAACCCACGGTCTCTTCGATGAGACCGCTCGCAATCAGGCGTAACCAGACGGCCTCGACGGTTGCGGGGTGGTATTTATGTCTATCTGCGGCCCCCTGCTTGACAGTCCCGGATCGCATGAATGCGGCGCGTGTCGATTCCGGGACGCACGCGAGGACCGCGCTTTCGGGTCTGGTGAGAGTTCGCATCATTCGCCTTCACTTTCTGAGCCATCGTCATCATCATCATCCGCATCGCCACCAAGCGGCAGTTGTTCCTGCATCTCGTGAGCATCCATTTTTTCAGTCTCAACAATTTCGCCCGTATCGACGCGGCTGGTGGTCTTCCAGCCATTCTTCGGCGCGTGCATTTCGGTAATGCATTCGATGTCCCGCATTTCGTAGCCCTTGTTTACGGCCTGCGAAAGCAAAGTGATGTGACTCTCGGCCGATCCGATCTTGGCCTTATAGGTGGCCTTGATGCTGTCGAGTTCAGAGTCGAGGGTCGCAACTCGCTCGATGTTCTGTGCGAGTGCCTTACTCTGGTCAACGATCTCATTCTGCTTGAAATCATAGCGTAGCCAGCGCTTGGACTTGATGATCGGCGTTTTTGTCGGCTCCTTCTTGGATTCGATGGTAATCTCGGGCATTGGCGCAACTTCCGGCTCGATTTTCGCTTCGTTCGTTTTCGGCATAGCCCTCCTGTTTGCGGCAATAGTGCCGCGTGGATTACTTCGGGTCGATTGGCTGCATGTGCTCCTGCGCCACCGTGACCAGAGCCTTGATGCGCGTTGAGATCTGCGAGTAGGTGGAGCAGACGGCTCCGCTGGTAGCGATGATCGCCTTGTCGAGGTTGTAATCGACGACCTGGCAGATGATTCGGAATCCGCCAGTCTCAGCCGACACTTCAATTTCGAGTTGCCTCATCCATCCTCCTTTTCGATTCCCCGGCAAGCGGGGCAGATTCGGTGTCATTTGCTATCGCCGGTTCCTACGGCTCCCCGCCCGCCGGGTTGTTTGTCGTCAGTACGCTATCCTATGCGGTGACTTCGCCCGCGACCGCTGGCGCTTGTTGCCGGGGGCTCAACTCCGGCGATTTGATCCTGATGGCCTTTGGCACACGGCCCACCGATGATCCAAGCGTGATTGTGTCCGGTGGCATACCCTCCATCTTAGGGTTCAGGTTATTCATGCAAGCCCCCACTTTGCCATGATCTGGAGGATTTCTGCCACGTCAGGCTTCAGGGGTCAGAGATAGATGTCTGCGCCCAGTTCCTCCAGTTTGGCGACGAGTTCTGGCTGAGTCGTGAGGTACTCGTGGAGAGCTATCGTTCGTTCCAGCAGCACGCTCCGCACTGCAATTTCCTCGGTGAATTGTTCGATAATAGATTTCTTCTTAATTGGCCCGACTGGCTCGGTGGGAACCGCATTCTCATTCATGATGTCTCCTTCTGGTTAGGGTTGTATCCGTTGTTTCCGCTGAATTCCTGGGGGCCGGGCGCACCAGTGCGGGCGCGCCCGGCTGGACCATCGCATGTGCGCTACCCGGAGTAGCGCTGCGAAGGACGAAAACTGAACCCCCGGTGGGAATCGAACCCGCTGCCATCGGCTTAGAAAGCCGCTGCTCTTCCATGTGAGCTCCGGGGGTGTTTTGGGACGCGGGGAAAAGGAGGGGCCTCAAACCCCGCGCCCGTTCGGCCGCAGTGAAAACGCAGGAATCCACGCAGCCTAAAGTATTGATCACCACAGATCCTTTTCTTTGACGTCCAATCCCATCGACCGCAGCCCCGCGAGAATCGCGTCTTTTTGCTCCGCGGTCGGCTCTTGACCCTTGGCGATTGCGTAGAGTGTGCCATGACTCATGTTGCTGGCAACAGCAACATCACGCCAGAGAATGCGTCTCCAATTTGGCATCGTGTGGGTTCGCAACCATGCCCACAATTTCGATGGGGCCTCGATTTCATGTTCATGGTGTTTTGGCATGTGTCCTCATTCTCCTTGTCGTCATTTATACGAGTGTCTATACACGTGTGCAAGGAAAATCTTCACCCCGTCTGAAAATAAATCCGGCCGGCATCCGGCAATCCGGCACGCGGGTTGCTATGCGAAATAAAGCTTGACCGCTGGTGGGCCTCGACTTAGATTCAAAGAGAATCGCCCTCCTATCCCTTTTGGCGGTGTTGATTCAGTTTTCGGACGGTCCAGTTACAGCTGGGCCGTTCTCTTTGCAGAATGACATCTGGGGGGCAGGACTCGAATCAGACATCAATATGGGTTTCCCATGGCAGCCCATACCGCTTCCAGTCGAGCATGAACTGTTGCCGCCGGGCTTCGACACCGCTACAATTGTAGTGCTCAAACCAGTACGCGGCCATATCCTCCAGATCGGTCGGATCGGGAAGTGGCGGGGGAGCAACGTAATATCGCAGCCGCGCCACCAGAATCGACAAGTCCAGGTCCCACTCCAATTGATCAGCCGTTACTCCCAGCAATCGCGGGAACTGGTCCTCGTATTTCCCCCGCAGCCATTCGAAGGTCGGCGGTTCAATCTGAAAGATCCCAAGCGCTGGGCCATTAACTTGCCGCAGAAATGTGCCGAATCCGCTCTCATGGGCCGCTGTGCCTAACAGCAAGACAACCGCCGAATCAGAGTACAGCGGCAAACCGCTGGCCGCGTGATGCTGAAGGCGCCGTCTCAGCAAGTCGTCGAACTGGCGCAGATCGTAGCTCATTTGTGTTTTTTCCGGGTGACCGGGTTTTTGGAATGTTTTGCGTTCCAAATCTTCGCGGCCTTTGTCTTGGCAGCGTCTTCACTCATTCCTTTTTCAATAAAGGCATCTCTCATTCGCTCGTATCCCTTTGGCATTGCGCCTCCTATGGAAGCAGACTTAACAGTGTTGTTGTTGCTCCGTTAGCCGGGACAAATATCTGCTGGTACGTGACCGGCTGAACCAGGTTCGAGTGTTCGATCTTGATATCGTAACTTGTTGTCGATCCGACGCCTCCAACATACAATGAATCGTTGCCGTAAATTGACGCTTCCCACAAACCCGATGAATTAGCCCTCGCAACAATCCGGCCCGGCACAATGGCGGTTGTGCTGGTATACGCTCCCATGCTTCCTACTAACGTAATGGTGACTGTGGCATAAGGCAGGGTATTGCCTCCAGCATCCCGCGGTGTGTCGTAAAGTGTCGTCTTCTGCGTGCCGGGAGATGTTGCACCCGGAACAAGATCGTAACCAGGAATCGAATCCATCCCAGCAGTTGCCCCGGCAGACGTCGTAAAGGTACGCAGTGGGAAAAGATAGCCGCCGTAGTCGGCAAGCGCCTTGTACGTGGTGGAAGCATCTGTGTTGAAAATCGCATACCCGGAGGCATTTGTTGTCAGAATAAAAGGGCTGGTCAGCGTCATCGCACTATTTTGAAGCGTGATCTTTGCCCCGGAAATTCGTGTGTCAGCTCCAGACGTATCGACGACATAAAGACTTTCCGGTTTGTCGCCCGTTCCCGCAGATGATCCGCCCGGATTGGCAATGTAACGCAGAGTGGCCGCCACAGAATCAGAACCATTGCCCGCCGCAATGCCCCACGCTTTGCGGCCAATAATCCGGCTGGTAGTCGCTGAATCCAGCCCCGTTCCCGATGGGCTTGTGATGACTGAATCAACATGACGCACATACAACACCGTGTCATCGGGTTTGATGTTGACGCTGTTGGCTGTGCCCGCGACTGCCACATAGAGCACGGTATCCACATGCCGGACGTAGAGGACCGTGTCGTCGGCTTTGACTCCTACGTCATTGGTGACACTCGTTGTCGTCGTGGCCAGCGTAACCAGACTGACCGTGTCAGCGGCTTTGATGTTGGCCAGATACACCGAGTCTGCCGTCCGTTTATAGAGCACGCCCCCCTGAATGTACTTGCCGGATGTGCTGTCCCATACCCAGCGCCGGATCATCAGCGAGTCGATGCTGGAAGCGCTCCCAGTCGAAGCCCATGTCTGTGTGTCGAGTGAATCATGCAGTTCGCGGAGAGCACCGCCAACAGTCGTGTCCGGTAGAGACGCATTAGCCGAATGTTTCGCCAGAGAATCAGCAGCCACCCCGTAGGCGGCATCCGAAAGAGAGTATCCTGTTTTCGCCGTGACGCTCGCCACCGATCCGTTCACATTGCCCAGGACAGTCGTAATCGTGTCGGTCGAGGCGATGTTGTTGACATTGAGAACTACCGCGATTGTGTCCGGGGATTTAACTCCCACGTCATTCGTCACTGATCCCACCGATCCGGACAGATTCCCCGTGATATTCCCCGTCATGTTGAACGTTTGAGAAGCGGCAAGCGTTTTCGCCGTCCCGGAATCCGCACGAATAGCGATCATCTTTTTAGCGTCATTGGCAAATGTGGCGGAGTCGATTGCGGCATCAGCAATTGAAGCACTAGTGATCGCCCCCGTTTGAAACGATGAGGACTGAATCGCATTAGAACCCACATAATTAACTTGCGCCACCGTCCCAGCAATGTTCCCCTTCACGTAGGCAGAATCATTGTTGGTCACATAGGTAGGATTGTTAAGGGAATCACCCATCGAACCAGCGGTAAAGGCCGCGCCGAATGATGTTCCCCACGTCTTGTTGGCGGCGCTGGCCGAGGCGTTTGCGCTGTCAGAAGCAGCCCACCGGCTGCTGACCGCCGCGTCCAGCCGGGCCAGGGCCGTATTCAGTAATGTGTCCAGCACCTGGAACGTGCCCCGGATTCCAAAGGGCGGGTTGCTGAGCTTCAACGATGAATCACGGGCGACCACGATGTAACTGTAATTCCCCATGCGCCCTATGCCGTCGATGTTGGAAATCTGGTCAGTGTAACTCGCGGCAATGACAGACCCGTACCGCCGCACCAGATCAACCTTGCCGCCTTCGCTTGATACGTCCAGCGCGAAGTTGTCGCTGTAACAAGAATCGCCGTTCGGGTAGTGGATGATAATGTAGGCGGAGTCCAAAGTCGTGTCGATGGCTACCGTGTTATACCCCGCCGAGTCCCACAGTTGAATGATAATCGGCAGCAGACTGTCCGCCGGAGTCAAACCTGTTGTGGCATTCCGGACAATTTGCGCCCGCGCACTTCCCGCCACGCACAGCGCCACCGCCAGCAACACCAGAATCCGCTTCATTGTATCCCCCATGCAATTCTGACCGAATCGGTCTTGCTGCTGGGCACATCTGCGTAGCGTCCACCCTCCACGATGATTGTGCGATACTCCACAGAATCTGCCGATCCAACCTGCTGTCTCCGCCGCCTGCCAGAAACGGCGGCCCCCCCTGCCGGTATATGATAGATTGCAAAAACAGAGTTTCGGCGGTACCCGGCAGTTGCCGGCCATGATGGTGATGATGGCCAAGACCCGTATGTGTGAGTAACTCCCGACGCACTGTCCGTATCTGCGAGTCCAGTGGTCGCATAAATCCAATACGAGTTGACTCCCGACGCCTGAATACAGATCGCGTACCACGTGCCTGCCGTGATGCTGGCATTCAGGTACGATGCCGTGATTTTCCGCGTGTGGGTTGTTGTGCCATGGGTGAAGCGGGGAGCCGAATCAATCGCCGCCGTGCCTCGCCACGGATAAATCGCACAGGCAAACGTCTGGGTGGCGTCAGCTAACACCCACGCACCAATGCTGTCCACCACACCGCTGTATTCAGGCGTGAATCGTGAGGCATCCATACGCTCCAGCAAACTGTAGACATTGGCCGCATCGCCATCGTATCCGAATGTGACTGGCTCGCCGGCATTCACCGTATAGAAACAGTAAATCAGCCACCAGTCCTTTGCACCGACAAAAGTGCCTGTCAGCGCCGGACACGCCGATGTATATGTGTCGCCAATATCCGACATTGATGAATCGGCCACGCTTGCGCCCTTATTGAGACTGACTGTTCCTCCGGTGACATTACCCCATATATTGAGCCAGTAATTCGTGCCCGCTGTAACAGCGGCGCTCATCCCCGTGAAGGTGTACCAGGTGTCATTGACCCCGAAAGGGATCAGTTTTTCCGTCGCGCATCCGCCCGTGACCAGTGTCCATGCCCCCCAATTGCGCAATGAGGGAGTGACGTTATGATCCGCAATGCCGCAGTCCAGCATCGCGGCCATGCTGTCCACCGTTCCCGATGTTGGCGGACTGGCCTTTATTCCGTAGGGAACACCTTCAATGTTCGCACCACCTGAAACGGTTCCGGTATCGTGCCCGAATTTTACATCGTGATACAAAGAGCCGGGAGGCAGAGCCGCCGTTTGCGCCGGGCTGAACGCCTCAAAGAAAAACGGATTGCCGCCGATCAGCGCCACGCGCTTCCAGACAGGAATCGCCGTCACTGTGTCCGCCATGGTGATGATGGACGGTGGCAACACCCAGATGCGCTCATTGCCGCTACGAAGATCGAACCAGCCCGATGTCATGCGGCCGCTAGCTGTCTGTGTAAATTCTCCCTGCCGGTCGCGCCATGCCGCCACTCCGAGCGAATCGGCGTCAATGCGATGCACGGTCGCAAGCAGCCGGTTGGCCCAAGGCGTCAGTTTGGCGAGCGAATCACGCGCCGCCTGCGTGAACTCCCATTCCAGTTTGCTCAGCTGGAGAATCTTCGGATTGTTGCGCGCCCGCAGGTTGGCGCCGTAGAAAATCCCCCAAAATGTCACGACGTTACCGGCTGCCGTCACGCTGTCGGGATCGGCAGCCGCCAGGACGTTGTAGCTGGAGTCCAGCGTGTTGAACTTGACCAGCTGAGGCGGTCTGATGCCGAGCCAGTGCATGTCGCGGCGCACATAAAAGGCTCCCGTGGAATCGGTGTAAACGGCGTCCCGGCCATTGTCCGACCGCCATACTTTTGACTGGCCGGCCAGCACCCATTCGTCCTTGTAGGATGACCACCTGCCGTCAGGGTTCTGGTAATTGAGGACCGGCGCCCCCATTGGTCCGAATGCCTGATGAATCTTGCTGGTCGCCGAGTCATACCAGGATGCGGCTCCGGTCGGAACCGGGGCAGCCCATGCCGCCCCGCTGTATAACAGCAGAGCGGCCACCACGCAAAACCTCAGAAGTTTATTCATCACAACTCCACACCGTGTCGAAAACGCGAAAGTCGGGGATCACGACTGGTATTGGCATCGGAGGAGCTTCTGTCGTGTCGATTCTGACGATATGCCCCCTGTTTAGAGGGATCGTGTGGAGATACCACTGCTGCCTCAGTTTCATCCTGTCTTGAATTGCCACACAAGAATCGGCCGGCACTACGTAGTCGCTTTTCCATTCTGTCCTTCTGATGGAATCTGCCACGAGGTAAGACGTTGACACACGATTGGTTATTGATGTCGTATCAACGCCCAGCGACATCAGCACTGCCATGACAATTGCGCGAATAGAGTCTGGAGTCATGGATGACTCCCCGGCCAGAGCTTGCCCAGCCATTCATCGCAGTAGAGCGCAAATCCCAGCCCCACGCC